CCATAAGTGGTATTCCTGCACCACCATAATATAAACTCTCTTGTGCCTGTCCAAAAGTATAAGATGATGAAAATGGATTATAAATATATATAGCTGAAGTACTATCATTTGTACCCTGCAAAAATAATTGCATAGAGGCTTGATTAGTTAATTTACTTTCATTGAATGATGTGTTACTTCTCATTTGCAACTGAGCCCAATCATAATTAGAAGTTGTTATTGTACTTCCACCACTATCAATTAATTGTGTTTTAACACCATTACCTGCAGCTGTATCTTGTCTAACTGTTAATTGATACACATCATAATCAGCACTAAAACAATCTGTTACTGATAATGAACTAACAGAAGTTCCACTAGTTGATTTTATAAATTCTAAATTACCTACTCCCATAATCTAACTTTCTGCAATTCCATATAGAGAAAATTCCCCACTGTCTAAGTTAGTTCCAGAAAATCCTAAAAATCTAATTTTATCAACTGCACTAGCTTGGGGTAAAACACCACTGCCAAAAGAAAATGAAGCATCACCCCCACTATCTAATATTGATGTTTGATAAGTAACAAAACTATATTTTGAACTATCTACCAAATTATAAAAATAAACATATCCATTATTAACTTCTCTAGCACTTCCTGTTCCACCTGCTGCACTGTGCATTGTTATCATATTTATACCTGTGCTTCTTGCTTCACCAAAGTTTGCATCTGCTGCACCTCTTTGATATGCAGTTTGATAAACTGCTGAAGTTTCATAAGTTCCACTTTCAGCAAATCTAATTCCTAATTGTTGGTCAGTTGCATTATGCCAATTAGTAAAAGTTGCTAAATGTACATTGTAACTTCCTAAACTTTCAAAATCTACATTTGCCACTGATGTGCTTATGCTAACAGTTTCAATTAATTCTAATTTGCCTAAGTCTGCAACTCCACCAAGAAGTCCAAATCTTGCTGCACCTAATGGCATAAGATACTCCTAACTAAAATTTTGTAGTGCATTAAGTAATGGTGTACCTGCATCTACAAATAAAAATGTAACTAAGTCTATTGCACCACTACCTGTACTCATTGTAAAACCTGCACCACCTGCTGTTTTTGCAGTTACATTACCACCACCATTTACTGTTACTGCATTAATTGCAACTGTTCTATCTGTACTATCTTGTGTAATTTGTAAAGTAAATGTTGAAACTCCATTAGTTGGTACATTAGTAAAATCTATATCTGTAATATTTTCAGTTAAAGTAATTGTTCCTGTGTTGCCATTTGCTAGATCAATAGATACAACACCACTAGAACTTGTTACTGCAACATCTGTTTCTGCGTAATCAGTTAATGTAATACCAGAAATTGTTGTATCTAGGTTAAGTGTAACTGCACCAGACGTTCCACCACCGTTTAAATTTGTACCAGCTGTAACCCCGGTAATATCGCCCTCACCAATAAAATTAGTCCAAGCTGATCCATTGTAAAACTGTAATGTGTTGGTGTCTGCTAAATAACAAAACATACCCTCTATTGGACTTGTTATTTGTGCGTCCCTAGCTGTACTGTCTGCAAATATTGATATGGATTGTTCCATTAAGTAATCATTTACATCTGCTGCTGTTAAGACTTCACCAACAGCAAAAACTTTAAATCCGTTTGCCATATTTTTAGTTTATCCTTTCTTTACTAAATTCTATACTATGTGTCATTAATAACCTAGTTTATCCGTATCTAATACACCGAACAAAACATTGTCTAATCTCATAAATGCTTGTACGTCTGCATTAGATAATTTATATGAACAGCTAAATATATCTGGTGTTATGTTGTAGCTAATACTGTCAATAATCTCATTTGATGTTATTTGGCTTGGTGATCCACCACCGGGTGGTGTTAGTTCTACTTTGACCACATCGCCTACTTCTCTTGCAAGTACAGTATTCTGATTACTAGTTGTAGCTTCTGTTAGATCAACAACTAAGTTATCAAAACGTATTAATGCGTTGTTAAATTTACCAAGTAAGAAGTTTGCAGCGTCATTTACATCAGTATCGCTATTGTTATACAATCCTGATCTACTTAATGTTCTAACAAGATATTTACCTTGCGACGCAACATCTTCTACAGTTTGTGTTGTACCACCAATACGTTGTAATGAAACTATATTAAATATCTCATTGTCATCGTTTATATAATCTACACGCAAATATGGTACATCTGAACCGTCATCGCTAAATGTGGCACTTGGTGTACTTGGGAATGTTGTATGCCTTGATTTAAACGTTAGTCTGCCGTCCTTAGCCATAAACAATAAACCGTTTTCAGATCGTTCTACATTCTGTAAAGCTGTCAATGTATTCTCACTAAGGTTACTTAACGATTGCATTGTAGATACACCAGTTTCAATATTTCTACCTGCACCGAACTTAACGTTGGCATTGTCTAACATATTGCCAATCAATGTACCACTATCTGTACTGCTAAATGAAGCGTCAATAAGTTCTGTATTAGCTAGTTTCATAAAACCGTCTGAAGCTATAAAATCAGCAAATGAGTTGTTTTTATCTGGATATGTTAAATTTATGTCGTTTACAAACCCTACAAATAAATCTTCGTACGTAGATCCACCGTCTGTAGTAGCGTCCACGTGTATTGCTATTAATGGTTCAATACCGGGACTATATGGACTTGACGTATTGGTGTTTTCGTATTTACGTGCATTATTTAATAATCGTACTGTACACGTACCAGCAAAAAATGTTTCTAAATCTCTTGATCTACCACGATTAATACTTACACTTTGTACATCGCTTGTTACATCAGTTAATGGTGTAGCACCACCTAATTCAGCACTATCTAAAACACCACGTATTAAGTCATCTAATGTAAAAGTGTTTTGTGTAAAACCTATTCTTACACGTACTGTAGGTGCTGCCATTATAAGACGTTAATCCTAGCTGCACCACCATTTTGACGTTTAAATTCTCTTGCACCCCTAGCAAATAAATCACTTGCCTGTTGATCTGTTGTAATTGGTGCATAGTTATTGACCACAACGCTTGGTTGTCCTTGTGCAACTGCCATTTGCGATTGTGTAGCAGCTGCCGATAATAACCCGGTAGCTGTACGTTGTGCGTCTATTTCATCTGGTGATACAACAGATTTAACTTGGCTATCAGCAAAACCAAACGATACTTCTTCAAAACGTCCAAGTTTCGGTAGATCAAGTTTTATTCCAATCTTGCCTAAAACGTTTTGTGCTTTTTGTGCAAAACTATTTATCTTGTCAATAAAACTATTTAATGCACCGATAATACGATTAATCATATTTTCAAAATTCTTAGGTAGGTTTGTTAAGAATGGTGCAATAAATCTATCAACTATTTCTGTAAACTTTTTAAATGCTGGTGCAAGTGCTGCTAATAGTAATGTAATAATCTGTATCATTGGTGGTGCTAATGCACTTATTAATTCACCAATAGAAGCAATAAATGGTGCTACAGATTTTATAGCGCTTGATAAGTGCGGCCCGATTTCACTAACTAAATCTACTAATACTGGTAATAATTGTTCTGCAATCGGTAATAACTCTTGACCAAGTGTTGCTTTAAGTTCTGTTAATTTTGCCCTTGCTTCATTTGATTTAGCAGCAAAACTATCTTGTTCTGCGTTTAAATAACCTTGTGTTACAGCAGATCGTTCTACAATAAGTTCGTATGTGGCTAATGCTTTTTCTTGTTTTGTTAATTGTGCAGCAGAACTTTTACCTGTCATCTCAAACGCTTTTGTTTGTACTTCTGCTTCGTTTATAGCAATACCGTAGGTTTTAAGACTTTCACGTTCACCTAACAATGCTTTAGTAAATGCTTCTAATACTGGTTGCGCACCACCTTGTACGTTGTTAAATGCTGCAACATCACCAGCTACAACAGTTAATGCTTGTGATAAATTAGCGCTTTCTTCTGCTGTAAATGCAATACCCTGTAATACCTGTCCAGATGTTTTTAATAAGTCTTGTAATTCAAAATTTGCTAAACCAGCTTTATTTGCAAATTCTTCTACGAATGCGTTTAGTTCTGCGCCACTTTCACCAAACACAACATCAAATGCTGATCCAGCTTCTTTAGCACTAGAAGCCAAATCAACCATTTCTTTACCAACGGTTACTGCTGCAACTGACGCTAGTCCTAATCCTGCAACCGTAGCTTTACCAATAGCACCTGCAACATTACCAAATGTATTTAATGCTTTCTGTCCTTTTGTTAATGATTTAACAAACTGGTCGGTTTTACCGACTATTGCTATTGAAACTTTTTTATCTAATGCCATTATTTAATTCTCTTTGTTAATGCGTCATACATACGATCTGAATATGTTTCTAATATTTCATTTTGGTTTCTGCTAATAGTTTTACCTACTACATAACCACCTTTACCAAATTGATAAAAAGAACTTTCACCACGTACTTTTTGATTACCAATATATTTTCTATATGGGAACTTAGCACCCGGTCTTGAATACGGTAGATTGCCTACTTCTGAACGTGTTACAGAACGCATACCACCACCTCTTACTGGTACTTTCATAACTCTACGACCAAACTCCATAGATAAAGCACTTGGATATCTATCGTTTGATTTAATATTTATTTTTGCTTCGGATCTAGTTCCTGAAGCCGTCATACCCATAACAGAACGATTAGCTTTTGGTACTGGTTGTTTTCTACCTAATGTACGGCTTTCTGTTAATTGTTCTTTTGCAATCTCTCTATGAAACTTTGATAATGTTTTAAGAACATCTTTTTTACCATATTGATTTAATTCTTTAACAAGTTCTCTAACTTCGCTGTTATCTATTGCTAAATCGGTTTTTTTAAATGTTCTTGCCATATTAATTATCGTATTTCTTGTTTATAACCCTTACTAATGCGTAAAACATTTCTAAATCAAGTTCTGCAAGTTCTTGTGGACTTATACCAGTTTCAACTGCTATTACTGCAATTAAATCCTGAAAACCACTTACGCTTTTAAATTATCACTTGATCCGTTAATGTCTAATTCTTCTACTAAATTAATCCAAGTATCATAATCTTCAGTTACGCCATTTCTTTTAGCACCTAACCAAGCTAAATATAAAAGCCACTCATAACGACTTTCTTCGTTTAGCTTGGATATTGGTACATTAAATTTGCGTTCAAACTGAACAATATCTATTGGTTTAATTTTTACTTCAAACTTCTTGCCGTCTTGCATAACGACAATCATATTGCCCATTATGAAGTTGCTCTAGTTATTGTTCCAGAAGTTGGAAATGATACTGACATAGTTGCAAGTTCACCAACTCCATTAGCTACTGGAATGTGTTGATTTACAAGCACGTTACCAGAATAACTTGGATTAGTAGCACTTACAGATCCACTTGTAGGTTTTACAACAAATGCTGTTGTAGTTCCTAACAATGGAAATAATGTAGCGTCTACTTCTGAAGCAGCGAAATCTTGTTGGAACTCTATAGACAATGTTCCGTCCTTTAGCCCACCAGTTCTGGATTGAAATGTATCACCCATAGCTGTTGTTACAATTTCATCTGCTGTAATGTCTAATGTAACGCTTGATACGTGGTCTGATAGATCAACGCTGTTCAAGGTTACACTAGCGTCTGTTAAAACAAATTTTGCCAATGTAAACTCCTCTCTTACATAAGTTTATAGTTTACTAAAGAAGTTTAATTGTGTGTGTTATTCTATGCCGATTGTTGCGTGTATAGAAAAACTTGGATTAGTTCCAGATATTGTATAATTTAGTCGCCAATAGTCATCTGTTATAGCACCAGCAACACTTTGAAAGTCTGCACCGATAGCAGTAATGTCGCTAAATGTTATACGATCTGTTGGACTTGTAAAACTTGCGTTGTCGTCTGATTGTAATTTGAAAGTTATAGTTGGTGATGAAGTTCCACTTACACCGTAACAATGTATAGCCACATAACATTTTTCATCAGCACCTACAGCACCAAGTTGTACCCCGGTAGAGTTTCCTGTAGCAGTTAAATCACCGTCTATTTCTATTTTGCCTTGAACCACTTCATCACTTGATTGCGATTTTGAAATACTAAATGGTGCAATCTCACCAACTGTACCAAACATACTGTACTCAAATAATCTTGATTTCATAAAGTAAGCTGTATTGCCAACACCTGCGTCTGGTACTGTTGTAACAATCAATTCGTTGCCTACAGAAGCACCTAGTAATGCGTCTGGCTTGTTAGATCCAGCTTCATAAAAGCCGTCCATTGATAATGTACTATCTTTTAGTCCACCTAGTTTTTCTCTAAAGCCACCACTATTTATGGTCGTAGCGTCTAATTCTTCTGCTGATATTTCTAAATTTACGCTGGTTATATGGCTAGATAGATCATAACCACCACTAAATACTTTACCGTCATTAAATACAAATTTAGCCATTATCTACTTCTTCCCACGCTTCGTTAATATCTGGTGTACTTTTATCATCTTTTTTAAATGTGCCGTCTTTTTTTCTAGCACGTCTTTTTTTAATAGTAGTAGGTTTTATATGTCCACCTTTTATTAATGTCTTTGCTAATTGTTCATCACAAACACAAATAATTGAACCCGGTTCTTGCCCTTTTACTTTTTTATTACCAACAATCTTATATTTAGCCATTAACTACCTTTCGTATACACTTCAATACTTAAATTAGCACCAACACCGTCAATGCCGTTTAAATTTACATCAGCTGCGTAATTAGACATATTAACTACCCTTGCGTCTGTATCTGAAAGTCCTAACGTTCTATTATTGTATATTACTTGTCTAATACTTGATGATCCACTACCTGTAATAAAAGCGTCTAATTTATCTTGTGCTGTTCTACTATCTGCACGTTGTACTGCTACTAATAAATCAAATGTGTATAAATCAGTTCCCCTTTGCATAGCTAAATCAAATTCTATTTCTGTTGGTATAAAGATTGCTACCGGGAAGTTAATAGCGTTATCTGGAATTGTATCGTAACAACGTAACCCACTTATATTGCCAACGGTTGTTTTTAGTCCGTCCCTAATTTCTGACAATGTTGCCATTACGCAACACCTAAAACAGTGCCTTTACGAAATGGTGCGATTAGTCTTGTAATCTCTCTATTTTGTTGAATATTAACAACACCAAAATCGCCTACACCTGCAACGCCTAATGGTGCGTTACGCATAGCAAATAATTCACTAGCTAACATTAATGTTGCTTGTTTGATCTGTGTTGGCACACTAGCATAACCCCAACGTGCTGTTATTTCTGCACGTGGTCTATTGCTTGAATAATCTAACGGCCATTCGTGATTGCCGTCTGAAATAAGTTCTATTATGTAAAATGGATTGCCTGTAATACCACCGACAATGCCATTGATTGGTAAAACTTGATAGTCTGTACTTGCAACGGTTTCTTCGTATGTACCGTCATCATC